CCTAAACCTTAAATTCGGCGGGACGTAACAGTTGGCCATCGTCTTTGAGGTGCGATGCTTGCCGACTCCTTTACGTATAACAATTTTCAAGTAGGTGGGCCATGGCGAAGACGGTTTCTACACCCGTACAGAAGCTGCGACTAGATTTGCGGAACTACAGAACAATCGCCCAGGCAGATGAGGTTGCTGCAGTACAGGCGATGATCTCGGTTAGCCCAGATCGATTTTGGGCATTGACCGAAAGTCTCCTTGATGACGGGTATTTGCCTACTGAAAACGTTATTGTATTGGATGAATCTTCCACCCTCGTAGTGAAAGAAGGAAATCGCCGGGTGGGAGCGATGAAGCTACTTCATGGATATTTGAAATTATCTGACTTTACGATTCCGGATGAGCTTCGGGGGAAAATGGAGAACATTTCGAATGATTGGAAGACCGCCAATTTAGAGGTTCCCTGTTCTATCTATTCAAAAGCGGAGTCCGCTGTGGTCGATAGGATTGTCACGCTGACACATGGGAAAGGGGAGAAAGCCGGTCGGGATGGGTGGAATACGGTTGCACGCGCTCGTCATAATCGTGATGCGAGTGGTACGCAAGAACCGGGTCTGGACCTTTTGGAGAAATACTTAGTAATCGGCCAGAATCTCAATAAAAATCAATCCAAGCGATGGTCGGGCGATTTTCCGCTTTCGGTGTTGGATGAGTTCATAAAAAAGTATTCCTCTCGATTTGGAGCGGTTAACAGTCCAGATCTCGCTCGGATATATCCTGCTGTGCAGAATAGGAGTGCCCTTGAAGATATTGTGCGGGATATTGGTTATGAGCTCATCGGATTCAAGGAATTAAGATCGGCAAGTGATTTGGCTGGGAAGTATGGGGCTTCGCCTTTGAATCAACCTGGTTCGGGAGTAGCAGCCGGTGCAAATCCTCCTCCTGCTACTCCAGGGGGTGGGCCGACGAACGCTCCGAATAATTCGCCGGGTAGTGGGGCCGCTGCCGGGGCTGCGGGTGGCGTTGGACCTGGAGGCCAAGCTCAACCCAATCAACCAAGCCCATCACCCGCTTCGGCAGGACCTCAGGCGTCGCCCGCCGGTGCTACGCCAAAGCCACCGGCAGCAGTCGGTGTTGCAGACCCAAGGGCGGTGATGCGACTGTTGAAGCAAATGAAGCCGGCTGGGCACAATCGGAATAAGGTCGTCGCTCTCCGTGATGAAGCAAGGAGGCTGAAACTCGATAAAAATCCCATCGCATTTTGCTTCCTTTTGAGAAGTATGTTCGAGATATCAGCAAAGGCCTATTGCGACGACCATAAATCGAGTGGCGGGCCGTCGACAAAGAAATCAAATGGCGATGATAAGGCTCTTGCGCAGTTATTACGGGATATTGCTGGTCATTTGACGCAAAATAATAGCGACAAGGCGATGGTCAAGGTGCTGCACGGGGCAATGGCGGAGCTTGGTAGGTCCGACGGATTTCTTTCGGTTACTTCGATGAATCAGCTTGTGCATAATCCGAGTTTTATGATTTCCCCTGCCGATATTGCGCTGCTGTTTGGAAATATTTTCCCGTTGCTTGAAGCAATGAATTCATAGGCTGTGGTATAATCCGCAACTTATTTTTGAGAGCACCCTATGAGCCGCCATAAGACGCCGTTGAGGTACCCCGGAGGGAAGCAGCGCCTTACTCCATTTGTTCTGGAGTTACTTGAGGCAAACGATCTAGTGGGTGGTAATTACGTAGAGCCTTATGCGGGTGGTGCAGGCGTTGCGATGGAGTTGCTTTTAAATGGACACGTGAAGCGTGTTCATTTAAACGATTCCTCTTTTCCGATTTATGCATTCTGGCGCAGTGTGGTGACGCAAGGCGAGGAATTTTGTCGACGGATTTCGACAGCGTCGCTCACGATCGAAGAGTGGCGGCGTCAGCAGGAGATAATCCGGAATGCGGAGGATAATGCGGAGTTGGATGTTGGTTTTGCGGCTTTCTATCTGAATCGTTGTAATCGCTCGGGGGTCTTGTCCGGAGGTGTTATTGGCGGGCTTGCTCAGCAGGGGCGGTGGAAAATCGATGCCAGATTTCCCCGTAACGAATTGATAAATCGAGTGGAGGCGATTTCTGAGCGTGCTTCCAGTATCGTTTTAACCAATCTCGATGCGGAGAGATTTATTAAAAGTCGCGTTCGCCGTTTGGGTAAGAAGACATTTGTTTACTGCGATCCACCATATTATGAAAAATCGAGTCGATTGTATCTCGATCGATATCAAAAAGATGATCATGCGCGGATTGCTCAGGTAATCCAAGAGTCAATTCCACACAAGTGGATTGTCTCCTACGATGGTGCTCAGGAAATTTTGGAATGCTATAAGGAGCGACGGTATTTCCTCTATGACCTGCAATACAATGCCTCTCGTGTTTATAAGGGCTGTGAAGTTTTTGTTTTTTCTGACGACTTGGTAGTCCCGAGAAAGTCTGTGCTGCCATATATCGATTCGAGGCTGAAGAAGTTGCCTCCTGCGAATTGCAATTCGCTAGTGCGGGCGGCGTAAGTGCAGGTTTTTTTTCATGCCCAAGGGTTCGGCTATCTAATTCTCATAGCCGCCGCACCGGATCCGGCCGGCGAGCAGCCGTCTGGCCGGTCGCTGGCTTTGCCGGAGGAAGCTTATCCGCAAAGCTGATCGCACTCCTTTTGCGCTGCAGCTCGGCGGCAATCAATATAGGTGGCGAGGTCCTGGACGTGTATTCCTTTGGCACTCTTGTTCGATCCCTCAATTCGAACAACCGGTAGGCGAATCTCGCCCAAACCAATTTTCCGCAGCAATTTTTCCGGGCTTAGATGCGCGAAGTAGTCTCTCGCCACTATGTCGATAGGGACCACGGCAGTGGCGCCATATTGCGCCAATAACAAAAATATGGTTGTCATTTGATTTATTTAGTCCAGTCGGAGATGGAGTCGATGGCGTGGTCTGCTTCACCGCCATTAATATGATTTCCGCTGCTTGCGCTGGTTGGTATGGAAATGCAAGGGATACCGGGGACCCCCAGCTTTCGATCAGGTACATCGCGCAGTTTCAGGTATCGTGCAGCGTTTCGCAGGTCTGATTCGTTTTGTTCGCGGCTGCCGCGCAACAGGGCGCGCGTGGCGTGCTCAGCTATCGCTTGGTGCGAAGCCCCGCGGGCCTGGAGCATTGCGGCGAAGTTGGCCACGTCGACCGGGTCGCCCTTGCAGACGGCCTCGGCCATCATCTGCGCAAGTTTCTCGACCGAGCATTCCAGTGGGTTGTCCCATCCGCCTCGCCCCTTATCTCGACACTTGGTGAGCTTGGCCTTCTGCGCTATGGCCAACTGGTCGACGGCGATGTCGTCAATGTGGGGTTTTGGGGGAGCGGTGATCCTGGCGCGCGATGTGGCAGCTAGGCGCAGGCCCTTATCCTTCAGTTGCACGGCAAGGCTGTTCATCGAGAGGCCGGGCTCGGCGTGCTTTGTTTTCTGAATTTTCTTCATGTGGTGTCTCACCGAGTAAGGAATGCATCGAGCGTCTTGCCGTCAGCCAGCGCCTGGGCAAGCCAGCCGGGCCGCTTGCCGCGACCGGTCCAAGTGTTGCCTGCAGAGTCGCGGTACCGCACAGCGGGATGGCTCAGCTTCTTTAGGGTCGGTTTGGCTAGGTCTGCCGGCGCTGCTGTCTTCGCAGGTGCAGCCGGCTTTGCGGCCGTCTTCTTCTTTTCGGGTGCGGCCTTCTTTGGGGTTGCCTTCTTCGGGCCGCGGAGGATCTTGGGCAGCCAGCCGGTACCAGCCAGCTTCTGCTCGGCGGCCTGGGCCAGCTTGTCCTTCTTCATCGTGGCCAGCGCCTCGGCGTCCTTCTTGCTGGTGGCCTCTGCGACGGCCTCGATCGCGCGAGCCTTGGGCAAGTGGTTGAGGAAGCTGGCAGGCGTGGCGGTCCACCATTGCGCCATGTCCAGTTCGACAGCCTCGGCGATCGCATCGGCCGCGTTCGGGCCCTCGATGCCGGTCACTGCATTCACGCCGGCGGCGGTGCACAGCGCCAGCAGCTGCAGCAGATCCTGTTGTGGCATGGCGATCAGCTGCTGCAGCTGGTCCTTATCGGACTTGGGCAGCGTGGCCAGGATCTCCTTCCGTATTGCCTGCAGCTTTGTCCAGGCCGGACTGGTCTCGATGTCGTCAGCATAGTTGGGGAGTGGATCCATCCCGTTCTCGATCGAGAAGTGCAGGGCCGTCTTGTTCGTAGTGAGGGACTGGGCCTTACGGAACAGGCGGCCGACCAGTGCGTGCGCCAGGACCGCGAGGGCGATGTGCGGCTGCTCGACCATCTGCAGCTGCAGGGCGGCCGTGCGGTGGGCTGTGAGACGCTTGGCCAGGCTCTCCGACAGAGCGGGCTTCTTCGGCTTGTCGCCGGGGATGGTGCGGCCAGAAGAGGCATCCCCGGCGCCGGTGACTGAGCCACGGCCACGCGCGATCAGGCCGCGATGGACCTTCAGCTCACCGGCGCTGGTAACAGCGATGATTGCGCCGGCGGTGGCCTTGGCTTCGGTGGCCCAGTCGTTGAGTGCGAGGTTGATGGTTGCCAGCTGCTCCTCGATCTCTTCGATGCGCTCCTGGTGCGTGTCATGCTCGGTGCCGTAGTCGTCGGCGTCTTCGAGCTTATCCAGAGCAATCTGGTGTTTTTCCAGATCCGCCTTGAGTGATTCGATCCGCGAACGCTCCTTGGTGGTTGGTTTGCGGGTCGTGCAGATTGCCTCATCAAACTTCCATGTCTCGAAAAAGTCGGCGCGGACCTCGGCCCATGACCAGCCCTCTGCGCGCACGCGTTCGAGCTCGGCATCCAGCTTGTCGCTGGCCAGGCGCTCAAGCAGTTCAGCGTCAGCCATGAAGCCGTCGCCGTTGTCGCTGAACAGGTCACGCTCCACATGACCGCCGGCAGCTTCATACGCATCCATTCCGACAAAGCGCGCGAGCTTGTTGCTGCGCACTTCCACGGCGCCCTTGGCCAGCTTGGCGCGCAAGCGGGTTGCCTGGCGGTCCCAGTTGTCGCTCTCGTTCCAGGTGCGCTCCTGTGCATCGTGATCGTCGGTGATGGCAAGGGCCATCAGCTGGTCGAGCGAGGCATCGCCGTCCCGATAGATCTGGATCATCTTGGGCGACACGTTGGCGAGCTTGAGGCGGCGTTGGACCACCAGCGGCGTGACGCCAAAGTTCGCGGCTATGTCCTCGATCTTTGCGCCTTGGTCGATCATGGCTTTGAACGCCTCGAACTCATCTGCTGGGTGCATGGGCTCGCGCATAGTGTTCTCGGCCACGCTCGCCTCGGTCGCGATGTCTGCGTGGCGCACCGTGCAGTCCACCGAGTAATGGGCATCCATCTTTTCCGATGACACGAGGTGTTGCATGGCGAGCCAGCGGCGCTGGCCGGCGATGACTTCGTAGCGGCCTGTTTCCTCGCCGTTCTTCAGCTCGGGCATGACGACCAGGTTCTGCAGTAGGCCGTGCGCTGCGATGGATGCGGCGAGGGCTTCAATGGCAGCGCGTTTGGGTGGCGTCTTGCGGGCGTTATCCGAGGAAAGGAAGAGCCGCGAAAGCGAGATGAGGCTATGCGTGCCGGCGGTGGTGGTTGCGGTCATGGTGGGGGTCTCTCAATGGGTTATGCGGCGCGCTGCGAGGCCTCGGACTTGAGTAGCTCGATTTCCTTGTGCAGGTGTGTAATGGCTCTCACGGCCCGGCGTGCGGCGCGATCAGCAAAGCTTGCCGGCGGGTGTGTGGCGTCTTCAGCGAAGGCTGCAAGTGCGTCCAGGTCCTTGGCGAGGGCAGTGAGGACATTCCGATAGCCGGCAACTGTGGACGCGTTGAACTGGCCCATTTGCATGCGCTCTTGTTGCTCAGCCCGGCTTAGTGGGCGCGCGAACAGTGCGTAGGGTCCGTCCTCCGTCGAGTAGATTTCCAAGAGATTCCAACCCTCGCCGGCAGGGGTGGTAGGGATCCACTCGAGGCAACTGCCACCGTCCCACACTTGGTCCATTAGGGCTTCGTTCTTGCAATCGGATTCCATGCAGACGAAAGCTGCTGCAAGGCCGATGGCCTCAAGCAGCATGTGGTGGTTCGTGTTCTCTGGGAAAGCGGGGAGGGCGGGGTGGCTGCAGTAGCCGTATTCACCGCGTAGGCCGGTGGGTTGCATGAGGTCCGCGGCAAGGTTTTCCAGGTCGCGAAAGGCAAACCAGGGGCGGCGTGGGGTGGACTCTGCCGGCAGGCTTGGGATACCTGCTGCGGCCTGTGCGACGGCCGCATAGGTCTCAGCCGGGCAGATCTCAGCGCATTCGGGTTCGGGTGTGACCCAGATGAGGTAAAAGAAAATGGCGCAGCCGGCGAACAAGGAAACGGCGAGGATGGCGAGCAGAATTTGAGGGGTGGTCATGGCGGGATCTTGGGTTGGGCAATACGATCAGTCAGCTAGCACCGCGCCCTGCAGCTGCATCTTGTGCTGGACGATGGCGTTGGCGAAGCAAAAGGCGTCGAGGCGAATGCAGCCGATTGCGGCCTCGATAAGCGGAGCGGCGGCGCGCAAGGTCTGCGCATCGTGCGTCGACACGGCGAGCACGCCGATTCGCTCGACGCGATCCAGGATGGCGACCATCACCCGCCGCGCCGACTGGATTTGCACCAGGTACGCGGTGCCGCGCTGGACCTGCATCGCGATAGCGACCAGGTCGAGGGTCCGCTCTAGCTTGATGTAGGCACTGGGCGTGGGGTCGCTGATGAATGCGACCAGGCTGGCGGAGAAGGTCAGGGGCCGGGTGCTGCGTAGAAACGGCAGCGAGGTCAGGTGCGCGCGGCGCGGTTGGCGCAGAGAGATGGCTTGGCTCACGACACGGCCCCCACGAAAGACTCCTCGCCGATGATGGCGTCGAGCTTGTCGTACAGATCAAAGGGCGTACCGTCGTTGTGGATCTCACGGTCGGCTTCCCGCAGGCGCACGCTGGCGGCGCTTATCAGTGATCCGGGTTCGTCGGACGTACGGACTAGGCGGACGATGAAGCCGCCGTGGTCACGGATGATGGCCGCCTCAACATTCGAGCGGATCTCCTTCACGACCACGTCGATGCCTGCTTCCTGCAGGCCGTTAAGCGTCTGATCCCACGCGGGGCATTGCGTCGGCGCGAATGCGACCGCAACGAATTTGTGGGCGGAAACAATGTAATCGGCGGCAGTGTCCTTGCCGGCGCCTGCCGGGCCGGTGAGTCCTATCAGCATGATTGCTCCTCAGTCGAGGTCGTTTGCCTGACGGCGTTTGTGGTCGATGACCGTGGGATCGAAGCGGCGGCGCGGACGCGGGATACGCGCTTGAGTCTTGAGAAAGGCGCGGCGCGAGCGCGCCAGCTTTTTGCGGATCGCCGGAATCTCGACCTGTTCTTCGGGCCGGCCGCTACCGCGCACGCGGATGAATTCAGCGATTAGCTCGGCCTTCGAGATCCGGCGGGCGGTCATGCTCGCACCGCCGACACGGTGCGTGCGCCGCGATCGAGGGCGTCAATGATCGCGTCGCAGGTGCTGCGGAACAGGCCGGAATAGGTGAGCCGGCCATCGACGGTGATGCGGAAGCGGATCATTGCGAGGCCTCCGAGGCACGGCGCGCCTGGCGCTGCTGGCGCTCCGCTTCCTGCCTGGCCTCGTACATGTCGATGTATGCCCAGCAAAACTCTTCGATAGCGGCATGATCAACCGTGACCGGGTCGATAAATCCGTTGCCTGCGTCGACATGCATCGAGAGGATTTCTATCCGCGCCCCGTGATCGCGCGTCTCGCGGGGTTCTCCAGCGTCGGCATCCCACGCAGGGCGGAGGAGAAGATCGATGCAGAGTCTGACCTCGATGCTGAAGCCGAATTGGCTCGCGAACGCGGTGTCTTCCCGGAGGTAATAGGGCGTCGGCGAGGCGTAGTGCGCACGGCAGTAGTCCGGGTCCTGGTAGCCGCTGTACTCGAAGTGCCAGCGGTTCCGATGCGCCGCATCCGTGCATCCGCCGAAATCGCCTGTTCCCCAGAGCGAACTGTGCTCCGTGCCGTAGTCGTCAATGACGATCCAGTGCGCGGGGGCTGTGTAGTAGTCGTGATATTCGAGGTGCATGGCCGGCCTCACGCGCTGCGGGTTGTGGTGACGCGGGGCGTGGCCTGTTCGTCGCGCTCAACGGCGCAGGCGTGGGCTGCGAAGACGGCGGCTACCAAGGCGAGGTATGCCATCCAGGATTTGAAGAGCTGGTTCACGAAGACCTCCACAAGTGGGTGTGGAGTGAATATTAGCCACGGGCTTGCATTTGTGCAATAGCCTGCGGCTAATATTTGCGCGGAGCGAGTATCAATGAAAAAGGGCCTGCAGACGCAGGCCCTTCCGACTTATCTTGCTTTCCCGTTCAACGTTCCCAGCTTTCGTCCGCCAGGTCTTGGCCTTGGCTGGATCGCAACTGCAGGTTCACTGCAGGTGTGAAGGTGACCCTGGTCGTTCTCTAATTCTTATGCTGATTCTCCATCGGGCAACGTCTGTCGTCGCCGATGTTTCCACTCCGCCATGCTAGTTACCGTTGCTGGCGGACCGCGTGGAGCTTTTGTGGTGAGCCGCGACAATAACCCTGATTGCTCCTACCGCCTCAGCTCGTCCGTCGCGATCCAGGCTCTCAAGTAACTCTATCGCGGTGCGGATGTGTGAGTCCGGATGTGGCGCGCTTTGCTTGGTAAGGCGTGGAACATGGGCAGATGCGGTTGCTGGTTCGACGGATTCAGCAATCTCTCTGCTGTGGTCGGCGTCGAACCAGCCGACCGGGAGTTCACATTGGGACTCGATATCCCTGGCAAGCGCATCGCCAATAGAGCGCTTCTTGCCGCCAGAGCTGTGAGCGGCCCTCGTCTTCAGTTGACTGATTTGGGAGTGTGACTTACCCACTCGCGTCGCCAGAGCCTGGATTGATCCCATCCGCGCTATCAAGCGCAGCAAGTTCTCGTGGCGGATCTCATCGATGGTCTTCATGGCGTTGCTTCTTGTGGCTGTGACAGCGTGTCACCCTCGGATTAGATAGCCCTGGGCTCATAAATGAAATTCGCCTAGGGCTATTGCCTTAGTGATAGCCCACGGCTAATATTCGCGCTATGGACCTAAAGATCTATCTCAGGGCCGAGCGTGGGCGCGCGGCTCGCTTGGCCGAATACCTCGGCGTGTCAGCAGTGACCGTCGGGGAGTGGGCTGCGCAGAAAAAGGCTGTGGACGCACGCTGGGCCTCGTTGATTGAGGGCTGGTCGGCCGGTCACGTTACCCGGGAATGCCTCCGGCCCACCGATTGGTGGGTGATTTGGCCGGAGCTGCGCTCTCGTTCCCCAGCGCCGTCTGGATTCGATTTCACAGATCTTGCTCGCGGACTGGGGAGGGCGGCCGCGTCGCGGTCCGAGTCGGGAGCTGTTTAACGTCCGTTTGTGCCATCTGAATGAGGCCGGTTCTGCGTGTCGTTGCGCGCAGCAACGCGGCAATGCGGCGGCGCTCCAGCGGGGTCAGTCGGCGCAATTTTGACTTGGGTTGGAACACAGATTTCATCCCGATGAGTTCTCGCGCTACGGCGCCTTTTAAGTCTAGACGGCAGTGTATCTACCGGGGGATTCCAAATCATGCGGCATCAATCTCAGACGTTTATCGGCCTCCTCCGCGGGGCGGTCAATACGTGGCGCACGCGCGATCGCTTGGGCCAGGCGACCGTGGTGGACTTAGTTGTCAGCGTCCATGAGCGCCTCGGCTATGACGATGTAACGGGCATTCGCTTCGAGCCCAATACGCGGGATGCCTTCGAGCGCATGAAGGTCAACGGCGAGCGTGTATTCCGTTGGCTCGATGACGAGACCAAAGACAGCACCTTGCTGCCGACCAACTTCATCCCGTCGATCCTGGCCGCGTTGCCGGCGGATCTCCGGCTCGACGTGCTCGATAGCCTTCTGGCGCCGTTCGGCCTGGTGGTTCGGGCCGAAGTCGGTGAGGGCGACCCGGAGCTGTGTGTGCACGCTGCCCTGGGCAGGCTCATGAGTGAGGACGCCAAGGGGCAGCAGGCGGTGCTTCGCCTGGCCACCGACACCTCCGACGAAGCCGTGCAGGAGGCTCACCGCGAGTTGCGCGAGGCGGTTGGCTTTAAGCGCCGGCTCATGCGCACGCTCGGCAAGCTGCTCACCAAGCGGAAGCGCAAGGTATGACGGCAGCGGCGCTGACGCCATATCGCAGCGCACGCCGATCCTATCGTCATCTTCGTCGGCCGAAGCCGCTGACCAGGCGTGAGCTTGAGGATGCCATCGCAAAGATCAAGGCGCGGATATTCAGTGGCGGGGAGCCTTTCGGCGTTTTCGTCCTGAAGCACGGCCGTGGGCGACGAGTGACGCTCCTGAGCGTTCAGGATCCCAACTACCGGCGGCAACTGCGCGCGATGGAACTGCAGCGGCATTACATCATCACCTGTGACAAAGACTCGGACCTGATGGCCGTGTGGAAGCGACTGTGCGATTTCGACCGGGAGCAGCCAGCGTGAAGATGGAGATCCGCTTCCAGCCCGACATGACGTGCTGCAAGTCCACGCGCGTCTCCGTTGACCTAGTGTGTCAGCACTCGGGCCATTTGTGCTGTGCACGCCGCCGCGCCCAGGAAATCGCGTTGAAGGGTGCCAGCAGCCTCGATGCGTTTGCGCGGCACTTGCTGACTTTCTGGTCGCTGCGTGACGTGTTCTACGTCTTTGCCGGCGCCGGCCAGATGTCGACGCTGGCCTTGATCTGCAAAGAGCGATGGCTGCAGCTGCCGGACAGCGGCCGCGTTGCCTATCGCGCCGAGGTGGCCATCGCTACCGATCGCATCGAAACCGGGCCGTACAACTCGCTCGCCTTCATGTTGACCTTTGACTTTCTATGCGAGACCGCCTCAGTGCGGTCGTAGACCTATGGACTATCCAATTCAACCTATCACCTCAATCGTCGCGCGTGGCAAAGCCGCTGCGCGCAAGCACGGTGTGCACGCCGTGAATCCCTACGCGCCCGAGAGCGACCATGGCTGCGCCTGGGAGGAGGGCTATTGCAGCGAGCTAAAAGCTATGAGCGACGAAGTCGTCCGGGTACGTCGTGGAGCCGCGGCATGAGCGCGGGTTTCCTCACCACTGACCAGGAGTGGCGCGCGCTGCGTTACGTCGACCACCTGGCGCGCGATCTCTACCTGTCGCTGCGGCGCGATATGAACTTCAAAACAGGCATCGTGGGTGGCCCTGAGAAGGGCATCTCGTGGCAATCGCTGCGCGAAGACACCGAAGTCCCTGGCCGGCCCGGGTTCAAGGGCATCAAGCCGTCCGAGCAGCAGTTGCGCCGGCGTGCCCAGCAGCTGGAGCAGTTCGGCCTCGTCCGCGCGATCAGCGGCAAGCTGCGGCTCAAGTTCCGTTTGCTGCTCGCCTACACGGATACGCATGTCCAAAATAAAGCCGACAGGGGCGCAATAGGCCCCAAGGGTGACCGCAAAGCTAAGCCGGGTAAGCGTTCCAGGGGTTATGCACAGGGTAATAACGAGCCGAAAGCCGACACACATCAGGGGTCGGGTAAAACCTATACCCTACCCAACCCTTCCCGCGGATCCGAGGCCGGTGGGGAACACCTCAATCCACCCCCCCACGCCGATGGCGCGGGGGGAGAGCAATCCCCCGAACTGCCTCCCCTGCCAGTGCAGCAGCTGGCGGCGGACGACAACCCCGAAGCCGGAGCAGATGAGACAGGCATTGATCTAGCCCCCCACGCCGATGGCGCGGGAGGCGAGCAGGCACCCCCAACGGCTCCCACAGAAGCGCAGCGGCTCTCAGAGGAACGGCAGCAGAACATCCAGTGCGGTGGGGATGGGCCTTCGGCCCGGCTTGCAGGGGGGCAGGGGTTCGAGTGGAGGGATGGTCTGGACTGGCCCGTGTCGATCAGCAAGGCGCTGAGAGCCTCCATGGCGATCGATCTCAAGGCGGTGAGTAAAACGCAGGGGCAGCGCGTTTTGGACGAACTGCGGGGCGCTATGCAGGCCAGTATCGTCAAGGACCAGTGGGCCTACTTCTACGCATTATTGCGGAATGCGCAAGAGCAGGGTGACGCGTGGAAGACGGTCTATGCGGACAAAATCGCCCTGGCTCGCATCAAGCATCGACAGACCCTCGCGGAGCAGGCCGCGCGTGATGCGGCGTTTGCGGCGACGCTTCCGAAGCAAGCTGGCCCGTCGACGGCGTTGGCGATGGCGATGGCCAAGGTGCGCGGTCGGGGGCGGCACAAATGAAAGCCACGGCATTTAGCGCCGAGCTCGCCTATGCCGAGGCGGTGGAGCAGCTGCAGATGCGTGCCGTCAAGCGCGATCGATGGAGTTCGCGGGCCGTGTTCTGGACGGCCGTGCGCTTCGGCGTCGATCAGGTGCTGGCCGTGGCTTGGCCGGAGGCGCGATCGCGCTGGGAGTGGCTGTGGTCGGTGGCGGTGCGTGAACACCTGCCGCCGATTCCGGGCATTCCCGAGGCCGAGAACATGCCTTCGGACGCCACTGCGGCAGAGCTCGAATTCGCGCGGATGCGCGCTATCGTTGGGGGAAAGGGGAAGCGATGACGATCGGGAGCCGGTTAGACAAGCGCGAGCGGGAGCGGCTGGAGTGGGCGGTCGATCGCCTACAGTCGTGGGGAAAATGGGCCAAGTCCGGCGGCGCGCCCAATGGCTACGGCGAGAGCTGTCTCACGCTCGAGGAGATCCGCTCGATGCCGTTGCGGTCGTTCATTCCGATGTCGCCGCCGGAGTGCGAGCAGTTGCACGAAGCGCTGTGGAGGCTGCCGCTGGATCTGCGCAAGCTGGCCATGGCCTGGTACGTCGAGGAACTGACGCGCCAGAAGATCGGGCAGCGGCTGGGCGTGAGCGAGAGCCATGTCCGCCGGCTGCATAACTCGCTGCTGGTCGCGCTTGAGTACTGCCTCAAGAATCCGCGCGCCAAGGTGCTGCCGATGCATCTGCTGCTTAAGCCCTGACAACTGCAAATCCATTTTTCAAACGACCCGCTTTTTTCTTTTATGAATCATGCGCTTAGTGGGGGGGGCGAGCGTGTGCTATTGAAATCCTGACTGGGTAGGGGTAGATTTCGGCTACGCTGTGGTTTCAGTGCGTGCAGCAAAACGAAAGCCCGATCCGGTTCATACCTGGTCGGGCTTTTTGCATTCTGCGCGCCGCTGCTTCTGCCCGCGCCAGACGGGATCTGGCATTCCCTTGGAGTTTCCATGATCAAACCTACCGTTGGCCGCAAGGTCTGGTATCGCCCGAGCGAGTCTGATCAAACTGGCCCGGTGCCCATGGTGGCCACGCAGGGCCAACCGCTCGATGCAACGGTCATTGCTGTGTGGGGCGACCGTTGCGTCAATCTGCTGGTGACCGACACGGTCGGCCGCAATTTCCCGGTGCTGTCCTGCACGTTGGTGCAAGAGGGCGATGAGGTTCCCGAGGGCGGCCGCTATGCGGAGTGGATGCCGTACCAGACTGCGCAGAAAAAGGTCGAGGCGATTCAAGCGATGGTCTTCAAAGGACTATCCGCCCCGCTGGATCAGGATGGCGAGACCGCGATCCACGTGGAAGTGAAGGCGTAACTTCGGTGTCTCCTCTCGCTCCTGGTGGGGCGAGTTCATACGGGCCGGCGCCGTAGGGAGCCGGCCCGCTTCTTTTTGGGGGTCTGACATGGCAGTACGCATCATCGTTGGTGGCGTAGAGTTGCCCGCACGTCCGCCGCGTCAGCGCGGCCCGAAGTTTCCTGGCGGCTTCCTGTGGCTGCGCGGCAGTAGTGCGCCGGATAGCCTCAAGTCGCAGCCTATCGCTCAGATCTTTGCAGAGAATCCGGATGACTGCGGGCTGCACCTGGTCGGCAGCGTCGCCGGAGATGAGTCATGAAGGCGGCTCTTGATTGGATTCTGCGCATCGCTGCAGCGGCGCTCGCCTGGCTGCATATCGCGGGTAGCGCTGGGGCTGGCCGGGCCGCGGTCGTCGTCTACAGCGTTATGGCGACACTCGGGCTAACGCTGTCCCTCCTTCTTGTCGCAATGTGCCTGTCTGAATCTGGGCGCGCAGCGCTTCGCAGCAAGAGGGCGAACTGGCCGCGATACCCGGTCGCGCGCTGGATTTGGTCGCTCAGTTCTGTGGCCTACCTGGCTTGGACTGAGCATCAATGGCTGGCGTCGATGCTTCTGCTGGTGATCGTTCTGACGCAATGCCTGTGCACTACGGCCCACGAAGAAGAGCCAGCCAGCGCTGCAGGGGGTTAGCGTGGCAACCGTCAGCGTTGATGTGGATGGCGTGGTGCAGGCATTCGGCAGGCAACAGCGGCAGATGCCGTTCGCCGCGGCCGTGGCGCTCACGCGGTTGGCCAAGCTGGCGCAGGGGGCTGAGACCAGCGAGATCATGCGGGTGTTCGACAACCCTGTGCCATTCACGCGTAATGCGGTGGCCACCACGCCGGCCAACAAGACCTCGCTGGAATCCTCGGTCTTCATCAAGGATCGCCAGGCGCGCTACCTGCGCACCGAGGTCGAGGGCGGCAAGCGCGAGTTGAAGAAGTTTGAGCAGCTGTTCGGCAAGGGCATTGCCCTGCCGAGCATTGGCGCGCGGTTGAACCAGTACGGCAACGTCACGCGGGATGCCATCAAGAAGATCGCGGCGGAGCTTCAGCGAGGCAGCACGTCGGCGCGCTACTTCATGGGCCAGCCCAAAGGCACCAATCTCCCGGCTGGCATCTACGACCGTGGGCGTGGCAAAGGCAGGAAGTTGCGGCCGGTGCTGATCTTCGCCGGCCAGGCCAGCTACGAGCCGCGCTTCCGGTTCGTGGAAGTCGCGCGGGTCACAGCGGCGGAGAGCTTCGCGCGCGAGATGCTGCAGGCCTGGGAACAGGCGCTGGCCACGGCGCGCTAGCCGGCCAGCGGGCAGGGCTGGGCGCCCGGTGGGGTGCAGCCGGGCGCACGCGGGTCCTTCCGGCCTCCCGTCTCACGGGGGTCATTCGCACCGCGTTCTTTTCCTAGATGAAAGGGGCTCTAGGGTTAGTTAGTTTTGGGGGTGTCATGGGCAAGAAGGTGAACCTGCAGGAGCTGGCCGAAATCACCGGCTTCACGGTGCAGTCGCTGATCCGCTGGCAGAAAGACGAGGGCATGCCGGTCGTTTTGGCTGGCCAGCGTGGCCGCGGCAACGAATACGACACCGCGGCAGTGCTCGCCTGGTTCACGCAGCGCGAGCTGCACCGCGCAGGCCTGTCCAGTCCGAAGGATGAGCTGGACCGCGCACGAAAAATCGAGGTCGAGCTGCGCATCGGCGAAAAGCTGGAAATGCTGGCGCCGGCGGCCACCTTCGAGCGCCTGTGGACCGACCACGTTGAGGCGGCCAAGACCGAGATGCTGCTGCTGCCTGGCAAGGTGGCCGATGCTGTGTTCGAGGCCCACGACATCGAGATCGATGAGCAGCTCGTGCTGCCTTACGTAGAGGAGTGCCTGGCAAAGCTCCAGAACCTGGACGAAGACGATGATGGAGATCCCGACTCTGAGCATCTTGACGATGCCGGAGACAGTGAGGAGGATGACGAAGACGGCTAAGCGCACGCTGCGTATGGCCGTTTCGCGCTGGGCCCTGCCGCCCCGCATGAATGCCCTGGAATGGGCGCGCAAGTACCGTTTCCTGTCGAGCGTCGAGGCCGATCGCGCCGGCAAGTATGACCCGGAGGTGACGCCATACCTCTGCTGGCCAGGCAATCCGCTCGAGGCGCTCGATGATCCGACCGTGATCGAGGTGTGCTGCCAGAAATCGGCGCAGGTTGCGTGGACCTCGGGCGTGTTGGGCAACATCCTGTGCAAGTGGATTGACCTGGATCCGTCGCCGATCCTGGGCCTGTTCCCGAAAGAGGGCGCGGCCAAGGAATACATGGCCGAGAAGTTCGAGCCGATGGTCAGCGCCACGCCGCGGCTGCGCAGGGCAGTGGACCTGCGCAGCCGGAAGTCGCAGCAGCGCATGTTGTTCAAGCGCTTCCGTGGCGGCTTTCTCAAGCTGGTCGGCTCGAACTCGCCCTCCAGCGTCAAGTCCAGCCCGATCCCGCGCATCTTTATCGAAGAGCCGGACGACTGCAATCTGAACCTGCGCGGCCAGGGCGACTCGATCAAGCTGGCCAAGGAGCGGACCAAGACGTTTCGGCGCTCGCGCGTCAAGATCGTCATTGGCGGCACACCCACGGTCGAGGGCACGTCGACCATCGCGGCCGAGATGGAGCTCTCCGACAAGCGCGTGGGCATGGTGCCTTGCCATCATTGCGGCGAAGAACACGCGCTGAGCTTCGACTACCTCAAATGCCCCGAGGAGGAGGGCGCCTCGCATCCCATCTTCGGCAAGAAGGTGCCGGAGAAGGCGTACTACGTCTGCCCGCATTGCGGCGGCATCTGGAACGATGCGGAGAAGCGCCGCAACGTGAAGGCCGGCCGCTGGATGGCCACTGCGCCATTCAATGGCATCGCCGGCTATTTCATCAACGAGTTGTATAGCCCGTTTCCTGGCTCGGTGATGCCCAAGCTGATGGAGAACTGGCTCACGGCGCTCCACCACCTGGCGATGGGTGACGAGAGCAAGCTGGTGGCCTTCACCAATAGCTCGATGGGCGTGGCCTATTCGTTCAAGGGCGACCAGCCCAAGGCCGAGGAGCTGGCCGAGCGCGCGCTGCCCTATGACGCAGGCACGGTGCCGGCGGGTGGCCTGATGTTGATGCTGTCCGTCGACGTGCAGCCCGATCGCCTGGAGGTGATCGTGCGCGCTTACGGCCGCGGCGAAGAGACCTGGCTGGTGCGCTATGACCGCCTGTATGGCCAGACCGCGCTCATCACCGATGACGTGTGGAATCAGCTCGACAAGCTGCTGTTCGGCAAGTATCGGCATGAGCGCGGCTTTGGTCTCAGCATCAGCGCGGCCTCGATCGATAGCTCGGACGGCAACACCTCCGATGCGGTCTACAAGTACGTGCGCACCCGCCAGGGCCGCGGCGTGCCGCATGTGATGGCCATCAAGGGCGCGCGCAGCCCGGATGCGGAGATCTTCCGCAAGCCGAGCGCCGTGATCGATACCAACAAGAAGAACACCAAGGCGGCCAAGTACGGCGTTTCGGTGTTCATGGTTGGCGTCGGTCGTGCCAAGGATCTGCTGATCGGCGAGCGCGGCCGCGTTGGCATGGAGGGCAAAGGGCCCGGCCGCTTCCACGTCTACAAAAACGTGATCGCGGACTACTTCGAGCAGTTGCTGGCCGAGGTCAAGGCGCCGGTACGTCAGCAAAACGGCCACGTCATTCGCGTTTGGCAAAAGAAGGTCGGCAAACGCAATGAGGTGCTGGATCTGGAGGTCTACAACCTGCATGCATCACGCGCTGCCAAGGTCCACTTGATGCAGGAGCGCGACTGGGCCGCCCTGGAGGCGCGGCTGTCGCAGGCCGGGCTTTTCGACGAGCCGGCGCCGCCCGAGCCGGTCCCGACACCGGAACCGGCGGCTGCACCGCGCGAGGTCGACGCGGAAGACGAAGAAGGCGACCAGGACATCCCGCCAGCGCGGCATCGGCAAGCGCCGGCGCCGGTCATTACCAACGATTCACCCAATTTGCCACCGCGACGCCGGCGCCGATACGGCACCGTCTCGCGTGGCGTGGAGATCTAATCCATGATTACCGTGGAGCAAGCACAGGCAGCGCTCGCTGCCTGGTATGCCGCCAGCCTGGCGGTGGCAAAGAGCCAGTCCTACGAGATCGAGGGCCGCAAGCTCACACGCGCTGACGCGGCGGAGATTCGGCAGCAGATCACGTTTTGGGAGGGCAAGCTGGCTGCGGCGCGCAACGGCGGCCGCCGGATGCGGATCGGCTACGGGGTAGCGGAATGAAGAACGCCAAGCTCGGCGCCTTGCTGGCCAGCAAGCTGACGCTGCCCGATCGCTTCGTGAACTACTTCAACCCGGCCGCGGGCAATCGGCGCGCGCAGGCCCGCACGGCGCAGGCCTACTCGGGCGCCTATGACGGCGCATCGCGCACCAAGCGCTCGCTGCGCAACTGGTTTGCCTTCGGTGGCTCGGCCGACGCGGATCTGCTGCCGGCGCTGGGTGAGCTGCGCAATCGCAGTCGCGACCTGTCGCGCAACAATCCGCTGGCGGTCGGTGCCATCAATACGGTTGTGACCAACGTGGTCGGTACCGGCCTAGCGCCGCAGCCGACCATCGATGCCAAGGTGCTGGGGCTGACCGAAGAACAGGCGGCGGCCTGGCAGCAGCAGGCGCAGCTTGAGTTCTCGCTGTTTGCCGACAGCAAGGAATGCGACATCTCGCTGGCGCAGACCTTCTACGAGATGCAGGCGCTGGCGTTCCGCTCCACGCTGGAGAATGGCGACGTCTTCGTCGTCACGCCGGTGCTCGAGCGGCACAAAACGGCCTACCGCACGCGGCTGCAGCTGATCGAGGGAGACCGCTGCTGCAATCCGCAGGCCGTGCGCGACACCGATAAGCAAGCCGGCGGCGTGGAAATGGACGATTTCGGGGCACCAGTCGCGTACCACTTTCTGCGTAATCACCCGGGCGGCCTCGGGATTTCCGTCAAACAGTGGGACCGGCGCGAGGCGTTCGGCACCAGCACCGGCCGGCGCAATGTCCTGCACCTGTTCGAGCGGCGCCGGGTGGGGCAGACCCGCGGCCAACCCTACCTGGCGCCGGTGATTGATCCGCTGCGCCAGCTCGGCGTCTACACCGAGGCCGAGCTGGCCGCAGCGGTGGTATCTGGGATGTTCACCGTCTTCATCAAGAGCGACGACCAGCAGGGCGTGTTGCCGGCAGAGACAGACGAGCAAGCGCCTGATTACCGGCTGGGCAAGGGCGCCATCATCCAGGGCGCACCGGGCGACAGCGTGGAGGTGATCAACCCGGGGCGGCCCAATGCCCTGTTCGACCCGTTCGTGCAGTCCATCCTGCGGCAGATCGGTGTGGCGCTGGAGCTGCCGTTCGAATTGCTCATCAAGCACTACACCTCCAGCTATACGGCGGCCCGGGCTGCCATCCTGGACGCCTGGCGCTTCTTCAAGATGCGGCGCTTCTGGCTGGCTACCAACTTCTGCCAGCCGGTCTACGAGCTGGTGATGGATGAGGCGGTCGCCAACGGGCGATTGTCGGCGCCTGGCTACTTCGAGAATCCGCTGATCCGGCGCGCCTGGTTGGGCTGCCAGTGGGTGGGCGACGCACCTGGTGCGGTGGATCCGCTTAAGGAAGCGCTGGCTTCCGAGAAAAATCTGGAGATCGGGCGCACCACGCTGACCAAGGAAACCATGGCGTATGACGGCAGCAATTGGGCTGATAACCACGCGCAACAGACTCGTGAAAGGGAAGCGCGCAAACGCGATGGACTGCTGCCCGAGATCAAGCCCCCGGCGCCGCCGCCCGATCCGAACGTGGATCCGCCAGCCAACCAATAACGCGAACCCGCCTGCCAAGGCGGGTTTTGCATTTCAGGAACGATGATGAATCGATTACTCGACGTTGTTACCGCACCCTGGGCCATCCTGCCGGGCAAGCTCATCGAGATCGTCGCCGCCTACGACGCGCGCATGTTGGGCGAGCAGGTCGACCTGCAGGCGGTAGCGGCAAGCCTTGGCCGGCCGCTGGGCAGTGAGCCGCAGGATTACGAGATCGTCAACGGTGTGGCCGTGATTCCGATCATGGGCACCCTCGGGCGCCGCGCCAACCTGTTCAGCGACATCTCCGGCGGCGCCTCGAGCGACCTGGTGGCGCGAGATCTGCGGGCCGCGGCAGCCAACAGCCGCGTGCAGTCGATCCTGCTGCATGTCGACTCGCCAGGCGGCACTGTGGCCGGCACCCAGCAGCTGGCCGATGTGGTGCGCGAGGTCGGCACGGCCAAGCCACTGGTGACACTAGGCGACGGCACCATGGCGTCGGCGGCGTACTGGATCGGCAGCGCGGCAAAAGCCGTGTACATCGCCGATGGCACCACCGAGGTGGGCTCGATCGGCGTCGTGACCAGCCACCGCGATGTGTCCGGCGCAGAAGCCCAGCGCGGCGTGAAGACCACCGAGATCTATTCCGGCAAGTTCAAGCGCATTGCCAGCAGCTATGCCCCGCTCTCCGAAGAGGGCAAGGCGTCGGTGCAGGGCTACGTGGATTACCTGTACAGCCAGTTTGTCCAGGCCGTGGCCGACAACCGCGGCGCCAGCGTCGACCAGGTGCTAGCTGACATGGCCGATGGGCGCATTTTCGTCGGCCAGCAGGCCATCGATGCCGGCCTGGTCGACGGCATTGCCACGCTCGACCAGTTGGTAGCACGGCTCGCCGCCGGCGAGTTCAGCACGACCGGGGCGCGCACCGTGCCCCCTTCTAAACCCCGGGCAGACCTGCCCACCTCTCCGAAAGGAACCTCCATGAGCATGACCCGCGAAGAGCTGGCGGCGCAATCGCCCGAGCTGCTGCAGCAAATCCAGTCCGAGGCCAGCGCCGCCGGCGCCACCGCCGAGCGCGAGCGCATCCTGGGCATCGAGTCCCATGCGATGGCCGGCCATGAAAAGCTGATCGCCACGCTGAAGGCCGATGGCAAGACCACGCCGGACCAGGCGGCTGCACAGGTCCTGGCCGCCCACCGCGGTGCGCTCGCTGCGCAGGCCACGGCACTGGTGACCGAGGCGCCCGCAGCGCTCCCGGTCAAGCCGAACAACGCGGATGCCGGCGGCGAAAAGAAGGCGCCGACCCAGCAGGAAATCAGCGCCCGCGCGACCGAGCTGATGCAGGCAGCCATGGCAAGCGGTCAGCGTATGAACTACACGGCGGCCGCCACCAAGGCGCAAAACGAGCTGTTGGCACAGGCCTAACAGCGCTGGCGCAGGCCTGATCGCGCCGCAAACTCCTCCCTCCATTACAGGAAACCACCATGAGCAATCCTGGCCTCATCAAATCGCATGTCGCCGATACCGCGCTCGGCAAGTATCGCCTCGTGGCGCATGGCGCCTCGGATGGCGCCGTCAAGCAGGGCACCGGCACCACCGACGCTCTGTGCGGCGTGACCGAAGGCTTCGCCTACGCCGCCGGCGACCGCGCCAGCATCGTGCGCAGCGGCATCGCCGATGTCGAGTATGGCGGCGCTGTCACCCGCGGCGCGCCGCTGACCTCCGACGCCAGCGGCCGTGCCATCGTGGCCGCCCCGGCGGTTGGCGTGAATGCCCGCATCATCGGCTTTGCCGAGGTCTCGGGCGTTTTGGGCGACATCGGCCTGGTGTTTATCGCGGTCGACCAGATCCAGGGCTAACCGGCGCCAGCGCCTGCCGTTCCTCTCTTTCATTCGCAGTTCCAGGAGTCATACATGACGACACCCGCCGCACCGTACCCGATCAATGTGCCGCTCATCCAGGCCGTGGTCATCGCCTACAGCAACCGCAGTCTGATCGCCGACGCGATCATGCCGCGCGTTCCCGTTGGCAAGTCCGATTTCAAATACCTGGTGCAGAACATGGTGGATCAGTTCACCGTGCCCGACACCAAGGTCGGCCGCAAGGCCAAGCCCAACCAGGTCGAAAGCGTGGGCGACATGCTGACCGCGTCGGTGGTCGACTACGGACTGGACGAGATCGTGCCGCTCGAAGACATCGCCAACGCGCCGGAGGGGGTCGACCCGCTGGCCACGGCGGCCGAGTTTGTCATGAAACTCGTGCTGCTCGACCGCGAGGTGCGCGTGGCTAACACGGTGTTCAACCCGGCCAACCACGTCAACAAGGTGACGCTCAGCGGCACCTCGCAGTGGTCGGACTACACCAGTTCCGACCCGATCAGCGCGATCATGACGGCACTCGATTCGCCGGTGATGCGCCCTAACGTCCTGACCCTCGGTCGTGCCGTCTGGACCAAGTTGGCGCTGCACCCCAAGGTGATCGACTACGTCAACGGCAAGGGTGGCACCTCGGGCGGCGTCTCGCGCGAGCAGCTGGCCAATGCGCTGGAGCTCGAGGAGATCCTGGTGGGCGATGCCTTCGTCAACACCGCACGCCGCGGGCAGCCCATGGCCCTGCAGCGCACCTGGGGCAAGCACGCGGCCTTCACCTACCGCGAGGTGCCCTCGGACACCAGCCGCTCGACCACCTGGGGCTTCACCGCGCAGCAGGGCGAGCGCGTCGCCGATTCCGATTTCGGCAAGGACCACGGTGGCCTGAAGGGCGGCTACCGGGTCCGTGCCGGCGAGAGCGTCAAGGAGCTGGTGACGGCTCCGGACCTGTCGTACTTCTTCCAGAACGCGATCGCCTAAGCGCTCTCGCGCCGAAGGGAAATTTGCCACAACGGTCCGCCACGCGCGGGCCGTTCCCATTTTCAGGAGCAGCATGAAAGTCAAAGCAAACTGGCCGGTCGACACCGGCAAGAAGGTGCATTCCGCCGGCGCGGTGTTCGATGTCTCGCCGGTCGATGCCAAGGCGCTCGAGGCAGCCGGCGCCGTCGAGATCGTGGAGCGCAAGAAGGCGGCCGAACCCACGGGTGCCGGCACCAAGGCAGGCGGTCAGGGTGACGATGGCCAGGACGGCAACGAGGATGGCGATGAGGAGGATGAGGACGGCCAGGGCGGCGATGGCTCCGGCCCGCCGGCCTGATGCTGCCCGGCGAGGATCTCGACGGCTTTGTCGAGGACTTCGGCGACCTGGTGACGGTGGCCAGCCGGGGCATTTCCCAGCTGGCGCTGCTCAGCCAGGTGCCCGGCGAGACGCTAAACGGCCTCTCGCGTGGCGCCGGCGTGCAGCTGCTCGGCCGCGCGGACGTGTTTGGCGTCCTGACCGCCGCGGACGTGGTGGTCGTGACCGAGGGCAACAGCGCCGGCTCCTATAACCCAGTCGGCCCGCCCGCCAAGCATGGCGATGGCGCGTTTGTGCGGATCGACCTTAATCCGGTACCGACATGACAACCAAACGAGAGGCAATGGCGCAAGGCGTGCTGCAAGCGCTGCAGGCTGCGCCCACGCTGCAGCAGCTCGGCCTGGTGTTCTCGCGCTCCCTGTTCGCCGCGCTGGACATGCGCACCACCAAGCGGGTCCTGGTGGTCCACCACGGCCAGGAACAGATGGGCGCCGAGTCCACCGCGGAGATCGATCGCCACGCCGAGCTGCTCATTACGGTGGTATCGCGTGATGCTGACCCGGATGCGATTTCCGAGGCCACGCTGGCGCTGGTCCATCCGGTGGTGATGGCCTTCACGGATCCCGCCCTGATCGATATCGCCGAGCTCGGCACGGATACCCCGAGTTACGACAACCTCGGCGGCATCGTCGGCGCCCGCACCGTCCACTACGACCTGTTTTACCGCACCAGTCGCGACAGCCTGAGTGCCTAGGAGATCCCCATGATGACAACCACGGCCGGCGATGATGCGTCGGCGGATGAGGGCCTGCCGGCCGCGCAGGCCGGTGTGCCGCTCGATTCGGAAATCGCCATCGGCACCGATGAATATGCCGGCGTCGGTGGCTCGTTCGTGTTCGATCCCGCCACGGGCCGGCGCACCCCGACCGCTGGCCCCGCGCTGGAAATCGCCACGCGGCCCGACAACCCTTCCAAGGAGTAAGCCATGCCAAAGCTCAATCGACGGACCGTCATTCTGGCGAAAATCGAGACCGTGTCCGGTACGGATGCGATTCCCACCGGTGCCGCCAATGCCATCCTGGTGCGGTCGGTCAACATCCAGCCGCTGGTGGCCGAGAATGTGCCGCGCAACCTGATCCGCGCCTATTTCGGCAACAGCGACCAGCTGCCGGCCGGCATCCACAGCGAGATGGATTTCGAGGTGGAGCTCGCCGGTTCCGGCGCGGCCGGTACCGCCCCCGCCTGGGGCCCGCTGATGCGTGCCTGCGGCATGTCGGAGACGGTGACCGCGGCCACCGACGTCAAATATGCGCCGATCACCGGCAGCAACGAGACGGTGTCGATCTATGCCTACATCGACGGGTTGATGCACAAGCTGCTCGGCTGCATGGGCACGGTGGCGTTCGACATCACCAGCAAGGGCATTCCGGTGATGCGTTACAAGTTCCTGGGCGCCTTCAATCCGGTGACCGATGCGGGCAACCCGGCGGGCGTCGATTACACCAAGTTCAAGCGCCCGGTGCTGGTCAACAAGACCAACACGGCCGCCTGGTCGATGCATGCCTACAGCGGTCCGCTGCAGGCGCTGCAGCTGGACCTGGCCAACACCCTGGTCTGGCGCTCGCTGATCGGCTACGAAGGCGTGGCCCAGACCGATCGCCAGGTGGCGGGCAGCGTCAACATGGAGCTCGGTACCGTCGCCGCGAAAGACTGGTGGTCGACGGTAGGCAGCGCCCTGACCGGCGCGCTGTCGATCACGCACGGCATCGTGGCCGGCAACATCGTCAAGTTCGATGCGCCGCAGGTGCAGCTGTCGAATCCGGCCTATACCGACCAGGATGGGGTGGCGATGATGACCGCCAACCTGATCGTCGCCCCGTCGGCCGGCAACGACGAGCTGGTGATCACCGTCAAGTAAGCGACCTGGTCGCACCAACCAAAACCCGACAAGGCCCGCCGCAGTGCGGGCCTTTTGCCTTTTCAGGAGATCCCCATGGCATTCCGCCTGGCAATGAAACCCACCTTCGGCGCGCGCGTCAACGTCGAGGTCCTCAACGAGAAAGGCATTCTCGAAAAATCGCAGTTCCTGGCCAGCTTCACCCGCTACACCGTGGATGAGCTGGAAGCGCTCAAAGCCCGCTGGATTGTCGAGGGGTCGAATGATCCGGTCTGGATCGCGCGCGAGGTGCTGGTGGGCTGGAAAGAACTGGTGGCCGACGATGGCACGGTCGCCGAGTTCAACGAGGAGAACAAGGCATTCCTGCTGAGCATCCCGCCGGCGGCTGCAGCGGTGCAGCAGGCCTTCTGGGACAACATCGTCACGGCGCGCGCAAAAAACTGATTGCGGCCGCGCGCCATTGGGCTGGCTTCCGGGAGGATGACTTCGAGGCTGCCGCCGATGTCGCTGACGCACTGGCGGCATTCGGCGCACCCGAGGAGGTGCTCGATGCAGTGCGCGCGCGGCCGACCGGCGAGGATTTTTTCTACTACGCCGACAACAAGGAATCCCTGTTCTTTTTCTTTGATATCGATCGGCAGTGGAACTACGTCGGCACGATGGCTGGCGTGGTGCGTACCGGCCTCAACTACCCGGGGGTGGAGAGTTTCATGCGCTTAAAGGGCATCCGCCGCAAGCGCTGTGCGGCCCTGCTCGCCGACCTGCAGCTGATGGAGGGGGCGGCGCTGCAGGTGTTTCTTGACGAGGCGGAGTCGCGTCGCCAATAGCTTTCGCACCCGCTGCGGCGGGTGCATTCATTTGAGGGGAGGAAGCCTGTGTCCGAGCTCGGAAACATGGTGGTCAGGTACACCGCCGATCTAGCCCCATACAACCAGGGGATGGCGGCCGGCGCCGCGACCGCCAAGAAGTTCGGCCGGGACGTCGAGAGTTCCCTGCAGGGCGCGGCGACCCGGGCCGATCAAAGCGCGGTCGCCGTCGCCCGCAGTGCGGACCGGATGGCGGGCTCGATGGGGCGGGTGGTGGAGTCCACCGACGCGCTGAACCGCCGGTTCGACGGCCTCATGCGCACGATTGGCGGCATCGGCCTGGGGCTCACCATTGCGGAGATGGTCAGCATGTCGGATGCGGCGACCAACCTGTCGGCGCGGATCGGCCTGGTGTCGTCGTCGGCGCAGGGTGCGGCGCAGACGCAAAGCGCGCTGTACGACGTGGCGCAGCGCACGCGCCAGCAATGGGCCGGGGTGGCGCAGACGTACTCCTACCTGGCCAAGGCCGGGCAGGAGATGGGCGCCAGCCAGGACAAGATCCTGCGCGTCACGGAAAACGTGTCGAAGGCGATCGCGCTGAGCGGCAGTTCCGCGGAATCGACGCAGGCCGCCCTGGTGCAGTTCTCGCAGGGCCTGGCCAGCGGCACGCTGCGCGGCGAAGAACTGAACTCGGTGCTGGAGCAGGCGCCACGCCTGGCACAGGCGCTGGCCGATGGCCTGGGCGTCTCGATCGGTGAGCTGCGCAAGCTCGGCGAAGCCGGCCAGCTGGTGCCGGCGCAGCTGCTCGACGCGCTGGACAAGGCGGGCAAGCAACTCAGCGCCGAGTTTGCGCAGATGCCGATGACGGTCGAGCAGTCGTTCACCCAGCTGCAGAATGCGCTGATGAAACGCATCTCGGACATGAACGAGGCTTCGGGTGTGTTCCGCCAGCTGGCGGACGGCGTGTCGTTCCTGGCGACCAACCTGGACTATGTCACGGCGGCCCTGACTGGCCTGGTAGCGGCCAAGGCGGCCGATTGGGCGCTCAATGCGGCCTCGTCGTTCGCCCGCAAAGCCGATGCCGCGCTCCTGTCCGCCAATGCCACGCGGCAGGACACCACCGCGACCCTGCTGGACGCCGAGGCCAAGGCGGCGCATACCGCTAGCGTCGTGGCCGACACCGGCGCCACCACGGCGGCGCTCGGGGTGGCACGCGCGGAACAGATGGCCCGCCTGGCCAGCGCCAATGCCTCGCTGCAGAGCGCGGAGGCGACCATCGCGGCGGCGACGGCCACCGGCGCGCTGTCCGGTTCGCTGCGCCTGGTGCGCGAGGCCGAGCTGCAGGCGACCGCGGCGACGGCGGCCCGCTCGGCCGCGATCGCCGAGCTGGCGGTACTCGGCCAGCAGCAAGTCCGGGTCAACCTGGAGATTGCGGCAGCCACCGAAGCCAACGCGGTGGCACAGCGGGCGCTGGCGACGGCGCAGACCGCCGCCGGCGCGGGCGCCGGGCTGGCGACCCGGGCGCTAGGCCTGCTGGGCGGCCCCCTGGGCGCGGTGGTCACGGTGCTGGGCCTGGGCGTCACGGCCTGGGAGATCTACTCGGCGCGGCAGCGGGATGCGGCGCGCGAGGCGGTCGATTCGTCGGGCAAGCAGGTCGCGGTCAGCGGGCAGTCGACGCAGCAGATCATTGACGACCTGAACAAGCAGATTGCCAAGTACCGGGAGCGCAACGAGATCCGCGACGGCACGCCGGCGGGCGACGGCGCCAGGCTGGTCGACCAGAAGAAGGCGCTGGCAGACCTGAAGGCCAGGAATGCCGCCCTCACGCCGGAGCAGCGGGCGGCCAATCCGTACAACCCGAACCTGCTGGATGAGGCGCGGCTCGAAAACGCCCTGGTCGCCGCCGAGGCCGCCATGCGCGCCGATCGCGTGCGCAAGCTGGAAGCGGAAAACCAGAAGTTCGAGAACCAGCTCAAGGGGGTCAACGAGAACTACGAGAAGTACGTCACCACGCAGAAGGCGCTGCTGGCCGAGGGCGCCATCAACCTGACGACCTACACCGCGCGCGTCAAGGTGGCCTATGACAAGTGGGCTGGCGGGGCCAAGGACGCGGAAGAGGCCAACAAGGCCTTCCAGAACGCGCTGGGCGGGCAGATGGCCGCGATCGAGCAGCAGAGCAAGCTGCGCGAAGATGCGCTCAAGCGTGAGCTTGCCAATGTCGAGCGCCTGCGCCGTACCGGGCAGATCACGGAAACCGAGGCGCTCACGCGCAGCTATGACGCGCGGCAGACCGCCCTGGAGGGCGAGCTGGAGCAGTCGAAGCAGCTGGAGGACCTGGCCGCCGGCAAGAAGGAACTGGCGGCGCGCGAGAAATACCGCGGCGAGCGCGTGCGCATTGAGGCCGAGCTCAAGAGCCTCGGTCAGGAGCGCGCCAACGCGCTGCAGGACCAGACCGATCTGCTGTACCGCCAGCAGACCGATCTCGACCAGAAGACGCTGCTGGGGCTGGAGCAGCGCATTGTGGCCGTGACGCAGGAAACGGAGCTGTATGGGCGTCTGCCTTCGGCGATCGAGGCGGTGACCGTGGCGCGCCTGCAGGAGCGGCGGGAAGCGATCGCCATGCTGGATCCCATGAGCGAGCAGCTCAAGGCGATTGACGCGGAGATCGAGGCACGCCAGCGCCTGCGGGATGCGCTCTACACCAAGGAGGCCACCGAATCGCGCTATGACCAGGCGAAGAAAACGGCGGAGGAATGGAAGCGCGTCTATGACGAGATCGGGCAGGGGCTCACCGATTCCTTTTTCCGGGCTTTTGAGGCTGGCAAGGACATGGGGCAGACCTTCGTGGACGGGCTCAAAAACCTGTTCAAGACCACGGTGCTGCGCATCCCCTTCCAGTATGTCCAGGCGGGGGTGAATGGGGCGCTGGGCTTCAGTGGCGGCCCGGGCAGTGTCGCCGGCGGCTACGGCAGCGGTGGGGGCATGGGTGGCACTTCCAACCTGATGCAGATGTCCAACCTGGTCGGCGATGCCTACGGCGTCAACGGCATGCTGGGTGGTCTGCTGGTGGGCAACTCGGCTGCCTATGGCGCCATGGTGCCCGGCCTGACCGTGGGCAGCCAGCAGGCCGCCATGCTGGCTGCGCAAACGGGCGAGTTCGGTTTCGCCGGCTTGAGCGCGACGGCCAGCTCGGGCGGCTTTGCCTCCGGCGCCAGTGGTGGCATGGGCGCCTGGGTCAATGGCGCCTCCGGCTTGTGGGGTGCCGGTGCTGGGATTGCCGGGGGGCTGGTGGGCGGTGCCCTGTTCAATAACAAGGGCTACTCCTCGCTGGGTGGGTCCTTGGGGGCTGTGGGCGGGCTGGCAGTGGCAGGGTCGAGTGCGGCTGCCGCCAGCGCCATGGGGGCCAGCCTGGGATCGGCGTTACCTGTGGTGGGCACGATCGCCGGCGCGGTGTTGGGTGCCGCCATCGGCTCGTTGATTGGAGGCGGCGGGGAAACCCGCTACGGCGCTGGCTATAACGTGAATGGCGGCAAGGCCAGCAAGGGCGGTGGGCCGTCCGGCGGCGATCCGGCGGCCGACCAGGTGACCAAGGCGATCGAGACCACCTATGGCTCGCTGCAGTCGCTCACCGAGCGCTATGGCGGTTCGCTCGACGGCACCGGCGGCTATCGGGCTGGCTGGGAAGTCAGCCCCAAGAAGGGCCGCAGCTTTGTGTTCGCCGGCTTGGGGCAGGATAACCGCGTCGACCTGTCCGGCGAGAAGGATGCCGGCAAGGTGCTCGATGCCCTGAACGTGCAGCTGCAGCGCTCCATCATCCAGGGCCTGCAGAGCGCGAACCTGGATCGGCCGTTCAAGGAGTACATCGACAGCATCGACGCCTCCAAGCTCAGTGCGGATGATGTCCAGGCGGTGCTGGCCACGCTCGACAGCCTTTACCAGTTTGCTGACGCGGTCAAGAAGCTGCCGTTCAAGGGCTTTGCGGACCTGTCGGCATCGGCTGCACTGGAGCTGGCCAAGGTCTCCGGCGGCATGGAGGCGCTGACCTCTGGGCTCAACAGCTATTTCCAGGCGTACTACAGCGCGGGCGAGCAGCAAGCCTTTGCCAGGAAGCAACTGGCCGCCCAGTTCGCCGCACTGAACCTGGCGATGCCGGAGAGCAAGGCGGCATTCCGCGCCTTGATGGATGGGATCAACCTTAACGACGAGAGCGGCCGCAAGCTGTACGCCACGCTGCTGGGCATCGCGCCAGCCTTCGCGCAGCTGACCGAGGCGTTTGATGCCTTCGGTAAGCAGGTGCGGGAGTTCCAGGCCTCGCTGGATCTGGGCAACCTGTCGACGCTGACACCCGAGCAGCAGTATGCGGAGGCCAGGCGGCGCTATGAGGAGACCTCATCCGCGGCGCTGGGCGGCGATGCCGATGCCCAGTCGAAGTGGACCCAGATCGCGCAGGCCTTCCTGGAGGCCTCCCGCGCCTACTACGCCAGCGGTGGGCAGTATGCCGCCGACTACAACAGCGTCAAGGGCTTCAAGCCGGACGGCTCGCACGCCAACGGCAAAGACTATGTGCCGTTCGACGGCTACCTCGCCGAGCTTCACGAAGGGGAGGGGGTGCTGACCCGGGCTGAAAACGCTAGGTATCGGCAGGCTCCGAACTGGTCAGAGTTTGGCCGGGGCGGCAGCGCGGCGCTGGCGGCGGAGGTCAAGGCGCTACGGGCCGAGGTGCGGGCGCTGCGTGACGATGGCCGCCGGCAGGCCGCTGCGCGGATGCAGCAGGCCGAGGAAAACCACCAAGAGACGATCGATGCCGCCGGCCGACAACGCCTGCTGCTCGATGACATTGCCAACAACATCAAACCATGACGATAGCGATAGAGGTAAGCGCCTGGCGGATCTCGGCTGCGGCGGTGGAGGTGCTGCGCTTCGCCAGCGCAGGCTTCACCACGCAGCCGACCGATACGCCGGCCAATGCGTATTTCGAGGGGCGCCTGCAGGAGCAGCCGCGGCTGTCGCGCACGCTGTTCGACCGGGCCACCACCTACGGCGCCTCGCGCGCGTCGGCGGGCAAGATCCGGCTGCTGAATACCGATGGTGGCCTGGACAACCTGGTCGCCGACTATGCGTTCGATGGCCGGCCCTTCACCGTCAAGGTGGGGCAGCCGGGCACGCCGGTGTCCGGCTGGGCGACGGTGATGTCGGGGCTGCTCGATGACGTGAGCGCGGATGACGGCGCCATGAGCCTGCAGGTGCGCGATCGCCTGGCCTTCCTGGGGCGGCCCTTGGCGCGGCCCAAGTATGCCGGCAGCAACATGCTCCCGGATGGCGTGGAGGGCACCAAGGACGATCTCAAGGACCAGTACAAGCCGCGCGTCTATGGCGGCGTGTTCAATGTGCCGGCTAAGGCCGTCAACACCTCCAAGCTGGTCTACCAGGTGTCCGACCAGGCCTGCACCGTGACTGTGGTCTATGACAACGGCGTCGCCTGGGTGCGTGGTGCTGACTATGCCAGCCAGGCCGACCTGCTGGCCACTGCGCCAGCGGCCGGCACCTTCCGTTGCTGGCTCGGCCTGTTCCGGTTGGGATCCATGCCGATCGGCCAGGTGACGGCGGATGCCGGCACCGCGGAGCAGCGCGCCGGGGCGCTGCTCAAGCAGCTCGCGCTCGATGGGGAGATCCCGGCCGGCGACATCGTGGATGCCGACGTGACAGCGCTCAACGCCGCCAACAGTGCGCCGGTGGGGGTGTGGGTGGACGGCGAGGCCAACACGCAGACGGTGATGGATGAGCTGGCCAACGCCATCGGCGCATGGTACGGCTTCGATCGCCTCAACCGCCTGCGCATGGGCCGGCTGACGGCACCGACCGGCGTGCCGGTGGCGCAGTGGTCCGTCGACGCGGTGACCAGCCTGGTGTTGCGTTCCGCCGGCGTGCCGAACTGGCGCGCGGTGGTGCGCTTTGGCCGTAACTACACGGTGCAGGCACAGCCAGCCGGCAGCGTGGCGCAAGCGCGCAAGGCCTTTCTCGCGCAGGAGTACCGGCAGACGGCCGTCGAGGTGGTGGCGGTCAAAACGGCGTGGCCTTCCTCGGAAGCCGTGACATTCGATGCGGCACTGGTCGCCGAGGCGGATGCCGCAGCGGAGGCGACCCGGCGCAGCGCGCTGTACAGCGTGCGGCGCATCCTGGTCGACGTCGAGGTGCCCCTGTCCGAGCTGGGCGACCAGGTCGACCTGGGTGTGGTGGTGGCCCTGGACCATCCGCGCTATGGGCTCGCCGGCCGGCTGCTGCGGGTGATCGGATTGGATGCCGGTGTCGATTCCGACACCGTGAAACTGACTTTGTGGGGGTAGGGTGGCGAACGTTCTCCTGGCGCATCCCAATATCACCGACACCGGCACGCTGAGCGGTGGCAATTGGCAGATCTCGCGCGACAACCTCAAGGATCGCCAGCTCTCGCGCGTGGCCCGTACGGCAACGGCGAGCAAGGCCGACACGCAATTCACGCTGGATCTCGGCCGCAGTCGCCTGGTGTCGGTGGTGGCCGTCGTCCGACACAACCTGTCCACCGCGGCAAAGTGGCGGGTGCGCGTGGCCAACAATCCGGGCTTCACCAGCACGGTCTACGACAACGCGGTCACGGTACCGCCGGACGGCGGGCCCACCGTGCTGATGGACTTCGCCACGCAGACCTACCTGGCATGGGATCCGGACTGGCAGCTGGCGTGGCCGACGCTGTTCCCCACCAGCGTCCTGGAATGGGAGGATGACAACTTCTGGGCGGGCAGCATCACCGAGGAGGAGCGCAAGGAATATCCGTCTCTGTTGCTGGCGGTGTTGCCGAAGCCAGTGGCCGGCCGCTACATCCGGGTGGAGGTCGACGACGAGACCAATCCGGATGGCTATGTCGAGTTCGGACGCATGTTCGTGGGGAGTGCCTGGCAGCCGATCTACAACGCCAACTGGGGCGCTTCGATCGGCTGGGAGACCGATACCGGCATGCAGCGGGCCATGTCCGGCGCACCGTACTTCGATCGCAAGGCCGGCCGGCGCGTCACGCGCTTCGAGCTGGGCTACCTGTCGAAGGATGAGGCCCTGGGGCGCGTCTTCGAGATCCAGCGCAAGGCCGGCATCGATGGCGAGCTCCTGCTGGTTTGGGACAAGGATGATGCTATCAACCTGCTGCGCCAGTCCTACCTGGGGCGCCTGCGTCAACTCAGCCCGATCGCGCGCGTCATGGTCGGCAATCACAGCAACGCTTTTGAAATCGAGGAACTCTAAATGACCAGCGTGACTTTTACGCCGGACGTCGGCGGCGACAACATCACCATTGACGACAGCGACAGCGCCACCACCGGACTCGGCAACGGTGGCCACCGCACGCGCTTCATGATCGCGCTGGCGCAATGGATGAAAGTGGTGGTCTGGGTCAAAGCCACCGCGCAGACGGTGCTCGGCTATCGGGATGCGGCGGCCACCTCGGCCGGCCAGGCGCAGACCTATGCCGCAGCGGCGCAAGCATCGGCTGGCATCCCCGCCTTGGCCGGCAATGCGAACAAGTTCCTGGCGGTCAATGCCGCGGCCAATGGCGTGGCCTGGTCGCAGTCGCTCCCGACCCTGACGATGAGCCATACGCAACCGCTGGTGCGCTACATGGAAACCGATCAGGCCGGCGCGGTGGGTGTATTCCAGACGCAAGTCGAGGGCGGTGCCTATTCCCTGCTGCGCAACACGGCGGCAGCGCGGGATTTCAGCACGAATGTCGCCGAGCACATGGTCAACAGTGCGGGCCGACACCTGTTCGGTGGGGGCGTCGACAACAATGCCGACAAGTTCCAGTTCCAGGGCGACCTGATGGTCACCGGCTACTTCAAAGCCTCCTCGAACGTGACCTGGACCTCGGATGCCCGGGTGAAGCGGGACATCGTGACGATCGAGGGCGGGCTGGGCCTGGTGGAGCGAATGCGCGGTGTGCGATACACCCGCACTGACCTGGACGACGGGCGCATGCACGTGGGCGTGATCGCGCAGGAGCTGCGGGAGGTGCTGCCGGAAGCGGTCATTGAAGGCGCAGGCGGCCTGCTGTCGGTCGACTACGGCACGTTGGGGCCGGTGCTGATCGAGGCGGTCAAGGCGCTGTCGCTGCGGGTGCGCCAGCTCGAAGGAGGGCGGGTATGACCTTGCCTTCCGTCCCGCCACTCTCGCTCTCGGAGGTCGCCGCCGAGCTGCGTGCCGGCGCCGGCCTTGATATGGCCTATGAAGGCGTCAAGCGCCTGGCGGGAGTCTCGCGGCTTGCCACCTCGGTGTCGATGTCGCAACTGCTGGGCAAGACGCGACCCTACTGGGGGGCTGTGGATGCAGGAGTCCTCGGCGCTGACTATGGATTCTCCGGCGTAGCGTTCGTCGGGGCCCTCGTTCCACAGATTGACGCGTACCTCGGCAATGTGCAGATCCGGCAGTTCATGACGTCCACGTACGGTGGCCTGGTACAGACGACTTTGGTCTTTGCCTCTGACCCCGGCTTCCGCAATGACATCAAGGCGCGGCTGCTCGACAACGATTTTGGGTTCATCCGTGAGGTGACCCTAAGCTACTACTCCGGCACAGGAAACTGGCGTACCCCAGAACTTGCGGCCGGGTCGCCGGCAGCCACCCTATTCACCGGCACCGGGTCCTTCCAACTCGACCTGATCAAGCTGTAGCGCTTCGCGCACCGTTTCCATCTCGCCACCTTCGGGTGGCTTTTTTCATTTTTGGAGGTCTGCATGCCCGCAGAGGACAAATTCAAGTTTCACCAGCAGGGGCTCGATTCGCCGTCTCGCGATTACTACACGGCGATCAAGAGTGACACCGTCGACTTCGCAACTTTCTCCCGTTCGGTTTATGTCGGTACACCCGGCGATGTGGTGGCGGTGCGAGACGACGGGGTCGCAGTGCCCTTCAAGAACTGGCCCGGCGGCATCCTGCCGATTCGTTGCATCCGCATCAACGCAACGGGGACCACGGCTAGCGACTTTGTGGTGCTGTGATGCGGCTCGGCATCAGTTACAGCGTAACGATGGCAGGCAGGGGGCGGTACGACGTGTTGGACTTGGCCCAAGGCACGATGTCGCTCAACTTCGTCGCCGTCAATGAGCCGACGCTGCAGCTCAATTTCGTCGGGCAGGACTATCTGAGCTGGGACGACGATCCGGCTTGGCCTTATGGGCTACTCGGCATTTTCAAGGTAAAAGCATAATGCTTGCACAGAAAACACTCGATCAAATCCTGAGCTTTACGCGAGCCACTACGCGCTACCGACGCGGTAGCGATGGCTTGTACATCCAAGATGCGATTAATGTTCCGTCGATGCAGTATGACATTGTGGGAAATCCGTCTGGGTTGACGACAAACGGGTCGGCTACAAATACGCTAACCTATTCTACCGACACAAAAGCTGGTGTTTGGAATAAGGCGTTTGTTAGCAATTTAGATGCCGGAGTCGGTAGAATATCCGGGTGGAATGCGCAAAACATCGTGCCTGATACCACAACCGGCAACCATTATCTTGGGCGAGGCAACTCGGTTCCGGCCAATACCGATGTTTGTTTATCGGCTATCGTCAAAGTCAACGGATATAAGAACTTTTGGCTATACGGCGTAAATGCCGATAACATGGGGGGCAAATTCAACCTAATTGATAAAACCATTATCGACTATGCCTCCGGAACGGCAGTTGTTAAAACGCGAGGGATGATTGATCTTGGTGGCGGCTGGTATCTCTGCTATGTTGGCGGGCAAGCGGCTTTTGGTGGCGTAGCTGCGACCCTTGTAAATCTCGTCGCCAATGACGCCAATGGTTCAAGCTATGCGGGCGACGGTACGTCCGGTATTCTAGTTTCACATAATCAGATTGAAACCGGCCTAGTACCGACTTCCCCAATCATTACAAGCGCGGCGCAAGTTACACGTTCGGCTGATTCGGCTTTGATTACCGACCTTACCAAGCTGGCGTTTAATCCGAATGGTGGAACGGTAGTTGTACAGTTTGTCGTTCCTCAACCTGGGATGAATGCTGGTTTGTTCAACTTTAGTGACGGCGGTACGACTAGCAGGATTACGCCATACGTTAATACCGTTGGTACTCTTACGTTTTTGATTAACAACGCCGGTAGCCGAAGTCTTGCGGGTCCGACGCTAACCCCTGGCACTGTGGTACGTGCCGCTTTTGCTTGGGGCAAAGACGACTTGGCAATGAGTGTCAATGGCGCGGCAGCTGTCTTCAACTCGCTTGCGGGCAATGTTCCGGTTGTCGACCGTTTCCGCTTGGGCGCAGCAATCCACGCAGGTGGCGACTATTTCAACGGTTCGATTCAACACTTCAATTACATTCCGGTTCGCAAGGCCAATGCGGAATTGGCGCCCCTTTCGATGGTGCAATAATGGACTTCTACGACTACTTCTTGCATTCAATCGACGAAGCAGAGTTGAAAACGCTAGCCGATGACTTTGCCAATCCCGGCGAGGCATTCGACTACATCGGCAAAATTCCGGAGACCTACGATGCGGACGGCGTGCCGTTGACCTACCAGCCGGGGTACTTCGCCAACCTGCGCCTTGCCCGCGAGCTGGAGCCGGGTGAGCTGTCGACGTACCTGATTGCGCCACCGGAAACACCTTTCCGGGTGTTTGCATAATGAAGCTCTGCCTGCGCCCTCTCTGCCTGGTGGTGCAGACGCGTCACCTCATCCCGGCCCGCTTCGATGGCTACACGGTCGGTCCGGTGGTGCTGGTGCGGCCCGGTACCAGTGCCGCACTGCTGGCGCATGAGCAGACCCATGCGCGGCAATTCTGGCGCTGGCTGGGCTTCAATGGCCTGCTGTACCAGGTCAGCCGCCGCTGGCGCTTGCGCCTCGAGCTGGAGGCCTATCGCGCGCAACTGGCGGTGGCCGGATCGCCGGCGGCGCTGCAGCTGTCGGCCTCACTGTCCAGCAAGTACGACCTGGACATCACGCAGGAGGAGGCCTACCGCCTGCTCACGGCCTAGCACGCCAGCCGCACCACCACCGGCCACCCTGCGGGGTGGCTTTTTCTTGCCCGCCGCGTGCGGGCTTTTTCAATTCGAGGTCATGGATAAAACAACCTTTCAGAAGGCGGCCGGCATCAACGATGCGCTGGCCGATCGCTGGTGGCCGCACGTCGACGCCGCGCTGTTCGAGTTCGGCATCCTGCTCCCTCACCGGGTGGCGGCCTGGATTGCACAGGTCGGCCATGAATCGAAGGGCTTCTCCACCTTGGCGGAGTCCTTCGATTACTCGGTGGGTGGGCTACTGGATACCTTCGACAAGCGGCTCTCGCCGGCGCTGGCCAAGACCCTCGGCCGCCAGGCCGGCGAGCGCATGGTGCCGCTCGAGCACCAGCAGCGCATCGCCAGCATCGTCTACGCCGGCCGCTACGGCAACGGCGATGCTAGCACCGGGGATGGCTGGCGGTACCGCGGCCGCGGTCTCAAGCAGATCACGTTCCACGACAACTACATGGCCTGCAGCCATGCCCTCGGCGTCGACCTGGTCAGGCAGCCCGAGCTGCTCGCCACCGACGACCGACTGGCCGCGCGCTCGGCCGGGTGGTTCTGGTTCGCCAACGGCTGCAACCAGCTGGCCGACGCCGGCGACCAGCGCGCACTGACCAAGCGCATCAACGGCGGCTACAACGGGCTGGACGACCGCATGCAGCGCTACGTGCACGCCACGCAATGCATTCAAGGGTAAAGGAGCCCCATGCAAGAACCTGAGAAGAGTCTGTTTATGTTGGCGCTGCTGGGCGCCATGATCGGCCTGGGCAAGCTGCTGGCCAGCGACGAAAGGCTCACCGTGCGCCTGGCGATCGGGCGGACGGTGATGGGGGCGGCCACGTCCATGGTGGCCGGCATGGCACTGATCCAGTTCCCTGGGCTAGACCCGGTGGCGCTTGTCGGCATGGGGAGCATGCTGGGCATCGGTGGCTCGCAGGCCCTGGAGGGCTACTTCAAGCGCAGGCTGCGCCAGAGCGAGGGCCGGCATGGCAACGGCGCTTGAGTTTCTAGCCGCCTGGAAGAGCCGCCTGCTGGCGGCTTTTCTGATGGTGGCCGCCGGCGTGGCGCTGGGCGGCTCTGCCGCCTGGTGGCTGCAGGGCAATCGTTATGAGCGGGCGCTGGCCGAGCTGCGCGAGCAGATCGCCGGCGAGCGGGAGGCTGCCGCGCGAGCGGAGGCCGACCAGGTCACGAAGTACCGCGGGCTGGAGCGCGCGGCCGGAGAGGCAATCGCGGCCGTGGTGAAACACGCCAAAGAGGAGAGAGATCGTGAAGACATCGCAAAAGCTACTGCTCGCGCTGAGTACCTGTCTGGCACTCGCCGGCTGTCCCTCGCCGTCAGTTCCTGTCAGGCCGGCGCCGGTGGCGCCACCGCAGATCCCGGCGCTGCCGGCGGAGCTGGTGAAGCGCGAGCCGAACTTGCTCCGGAGACTGCAGCAGCTCTCGACGGCATCGCCAGAGACGGCGACCGCGGGATCCGCGACGCCAACGCCTGTATCGACGCCTACAACGCCGTCCGCGACACGTTGAACCAGGCGCAGCAGTAAAGACAGGGCGGCCACTGTCGGTGTTGGAGCACCGGCGGTGGCCACCGAACACACTGAACGACCCAGTGAGCCCAGCCAAGGCCCTGCCACCTTCCTAGGAGGCGGGCAAATCATATCAAAATGTGAAAGGCTCACCACACAATGGCAACACCCATCATTCCCTGGCTCGGTGGCAAGCGCCGCCTGGCCGATACCCTGCTTTCCCGCTTCCCGGCCCATGAGTGCTATGTGGAGGTGTTCGCCGGCGGCGCCGCGCTGTTCTTCATGCGGCCGCCGGCGGCGGTGGAAGTCATCAATGACGTCAACGGCGAGCTGGTCAATCTCTATCGCGTCGTGCAGCACCACCTGGAGGAGTTCGTGCGGCAATTCAAATGGGCGCTCACCAGCCGCACGGTGTTCCAGTGGCTCAAGGACACGCGGCCGGAGACATTGACCGACATTCAGCGAGCCGCGCGCTTCTACTACCTGCAGCAGGCCTGTTTCGGTGGAAAGGTGGCGGGGCAGACGTTTGGCACCGCCACCACCACGCCGCCGGGATTGAATCTCCTGCGGTTGGAGGAGAGCCTGTCTGCCGCCCATCTGCGCCTGGCCAGCGCCTACATCGAGCAGCTGGATTGGGCAGCGTGCATCGCGCGCTACGACCGACCGCACACGCTGTTCTACCTGGATCCGCCCTATTGGGAAACCGAGGGCTATGGCGTCGACTTCCCGCTCGAGCAATACGAGCGCATGGCGGAGGTGATGCGCCGGCTCAAGGGCAAGGCGATTGTGAGCTTGAACGACCACCCGGAGATCCGGCGGATCTTTGCTGGCTTCCAGATGGAGACGCTCGACATCAACTACCAGGTGGGTGGCGGCGACAAGCTGGCCGCGCGGCGGGAGGTGATCATCTACAGCTGGGATCGCCAGGCTGAGCCAGCCGGGCTGTTCTAGCTGCCAGGCAGTCGAGATGGAAAGCCGGCGTAACGCCGGGCTTGGGCGACCAATCGTTTCCGACCCGCTTCAGCCGTTCGGCTGAGGTGGGTTCTATGACTGCTTTCAAGGTATTAGCGTCACTCGCTCAAGAACGTTGAACAATTCGTCATCGGCGGCTCCGAAATGATCCGGTTGTACACTAACGAGCTTGCGAAATTCGAACCACATGGGGGCCTCCGCCAATCGATGCCCGATCCTAACCAGCACCTCTCGACAAAGCAATGAAACCACCATTTAAAAAGGCGATTGTCGCCGCGGCGAGCGAGCAGGGCATGGGTATTTTTCACGATTCGCCAAAGATCGTTTTGTTGCGTCCACCCTCGCAAAAAATTCTGAAGAGCGGCCCGTTTGATATGCCGATGGTTACTGCTGAGTATCCATACTTCTCACATCTGTTAGCCGATCTAGTGCGGCAGATCAAGGAACTGCCAGACTTCTCGGATGACAAGAAGATCGCGGTGATGTCCGACTTTGGAGGTGAGCATCCTACAGCGCACTTTTACACTTACTCGTTCTTATTTGTCGCGTACGACAAAGTCGGACCTTTTGCCAAGCAGGTGCAGGAACTGAGGGAAAAGCATGACCTGCTCGCACCCTACAGTGAATTCGCGTACAAGAAACTAAAAAGCGGCCCTAGGAGTCGTGCACTCCCCGAATATCTCCGACTAGTCGATAACTTAATTCATGGCGCGATCATTACGGTAGCGATCGAAAAAAGAATAGAAACGGTTTTCGGTGTGAAGAAAAAACAAGCGCATCCGGTCATGGTCGAACAGTTAATGACTGAGGGCCTCGGGACTTGGCACGGCCCTGCAGCGGAAAAGGTGTTTCGTGTCTGCCATATACTGGCCGCGTTCATGTCCCTCCTTACGGTCGACAGGCACAGGCTCCTTTGGTACAGCGACAAAGATACGATCAATGACGAAGGTTCGAACCGAAAATTCTCGGATACACAGACGATATTTCAGCGTGTTATCCCAATGTACATGCAGCACGGATTTGATGTCATTGGATTTGGAAAGTCCTTTGATACGAAGAGTCATCTGGACGATCTATTGAGCATTCCCGATCTCGCCGCAGGCGTAGTTCAAGATCTGTTGCAAGCAAATCGGACCGGCGAAGAAATCCAGGGTGGTGATGAAAAGATCGCAGTAATGAAGTGGATGGCTTCTCCCTCCAAGTTTTTGTCGAAAATAACGGTTCAAATAGCTCAGACAGGTGACGGTGGAATCGGTGCAGGAGTTGTCGACATCACTCCTAAGTAGTGATGTTCCGCGCGCCCGGTGGCAGTGCGATCAGCTGCAAGTCGTCACTGCGAATCCAGCTGAGTCCGGCTAGCCGGAGAACACCGGCCAACTGGTAGCGGACCTTTGCGCGCGACTGCTCAGCAGCCGATGATGGCCGAGAGTGAATCACCGCAGGTTGTCATGGGACGCTACTCGGCAGCCTTTGCTCGAGGTGCGTGCGGCGCCGGCTCAGCATCCATCAGCTCGGGCGGGTAGGGCCGCATGAAGCTGCGTGCTCGCTCGGGATTGCGGCAAGTCAGCCAGTCATCCCATTCCGCCCGCGGCACGATCACGATCATCCGCTTCTCTTTGCCCGGGGCGTGGAAGCGGTTCATCAGCTGATGCTTGTCCGAGTTGATGGTCAGCATGGTGAACGAGAAGGCGCCATCCGACCAATCTCGCCACAGGCCCGCGATGGCGAACTCGGGCTCGTCCTTCAGCCAGATCCGCCAGCGCACGGACTTTGGGCCGCTCTCGTAGTTCGGCTCGTAGAAACCGGTTGCCGGCACTAGGCAGAGTTGCCCTTTCTTCCAGGGGCCGGAGAACGACCGCTTCTCACCGACCGTCTCCGATCGCGCGTTGGTGGTGTCGAATTTGGCCACTCCGGGCGGGATCCGGGTCTTTGGCACCATGCCGAACGTGCCCACCAGCGCCTCCCAGCCGCCTCCGTTGCTCACAATGATCGGCGCGGCATAGTCCGGCCAGGTCTCGGGCGGGTAGTCAAGCGGTGGCGGCTCGACGCCGTAGACGTCGCGCAGAAGCTGGCGCTGGACTGGTGCGTAGTTATTGCACATCCTCATCTCCTGGCAGGGGTGTGAGTGGCAGCACCCGACGGGCCTTCTCGGCAACGCGCCGGTGCTTGTCCTGCGCATCTTGCCACGTTGTCGAGGTGAAAATCTTGTCGACGCTGGGCGCGATAAGGTGGGTCAGGAATACCGGGGGATCCTGTGTGGATTGCGTCCAGGGGCAAAAGCATGTCCAGACACGGGCGTTCTGCTCTGGCAAGTCAGTGCGCAGGATGAAGCGCTTGAACCAGCCTCTTAAAAACTCATGGTGAGCGCGGGAGTCCATCTCCTGGCGCGGCTGGCCATTGGGATCCAGGATGTACAGGCCCATATGGAATGGGTCGCCGTAGAGGTCCGGCGTGCCGCCGCGCACGGCATGACGCAAGGCGCGGGTCCAGGCCTCTGGGGTGTTGGGTGGGAGCATGGCAGTCAAGCATACCTGTATGGATGTACAGTATAGCTGTGCACGCGAAGGCTTCCATGCGCCCAGTCATCGGCGGCCCGATTTGCCAGCATTTTGCCAGCATCTTCCATCTAAGCCTGTGTTTATACCGAGTTGCGGGGGTTCGAGTTCTGTGCCGACAGTTCCAGCGGGGCAATTACATCGAGCCATTTCCAACCGACAAAGCGGTCACCGACATGCCTCAGGTGGGTGTACCGTTTCAGGCTCTGCCAGCTCCTATGCCCGGTAACAGCAGCCACGCGCGGGATACTCAGCCCCATCTCGAATAGTCTGCTGGCGCCCTCGTGCCGCATGTCATGCAGGTGCAGATCGTCAATCTCAAGGAACTTCGCCGCTCTGGTGAAGGCAGCGCTTACTGCATCACTGCTGACCGGAAATATTCTGGCCTCTCGCTTCGGTTGGGCCAGGATTATGCGCATTGCCTCCGGCGGGAGATCACACCAGACATTGTTGCCGATCTTCTCTCCTGGGTGCTTTAGGTCATGCACCATGACACGGCTGCCTGCCTGGTCAAGATCGTTCCATGTGATTCGGCACATTTCCTCCAGTCGACGCGTGGAGAAGATGGCGAAGGCAGTGAGCGCCTGCATAGGAGTGCTGTCCACCCGTTTTGCGCGGATTTTGCCAAAGTGCTCCATGAGCAAGTCGAGCTCGGCCAGGGTCGGCCGGCGGTTGCGGGCTACGGAGCGGCTCGTCACGCCGAGCTTCTTCGCCACCTTGCGAGCGTCATCGATCGCCGTTTGATCGAGCGGGTAGCCCCAAGCCGGGCGGGCTATCGCAAAGATCGATGCGAGGTGGGCGAGGTAGTTGCCGACCGTTTGCGGCAGTACGCCGAGGCTTTGCGCAAACTGTGTGATCTCTTGGCTTCGGATCTTTGAGCAGTGCATCGAGCCAATCGGTGCCGCCTTGATGGCGCCGAGCACCTGTGTCTTTGTGCGGCCTATGTCTTTGCGAGACTCTCTTATATAGCGGTCGATTACGGCACTCAGCAGTGGGTCATCCCGCTGCGCGGTTTCGAGCGCGCCGGGCTGCGCCAGTTCGCGCTCGCGCTTTTCCATCCAGGTCGCGGCCGCTTGGCGGCGATCAAACGTCTTGGTTTCGGTGAGCACCACCTTGCCGCCTTGCTTCAGGCGGATCACGGCGGTGTAACCTATACTCTTGTCCTTGCGTTCGCGCTGAAGAATTGTGCCCATAATCCCCGGTGCAACATGGTTTTTTTCGGTGCAACATTGTAACACCCAAGCTCAAAAATGAGCCTAAATAGGCAGTAACGGCAGGTAATGGTACACGTTCAGAACTCCCCGCAAACCGAAGCTGGAAGCGGATCCCCAGAAAAATCAACGGGCCGCAGAATATCGGTTGCACCGATGATGGATTGGACGGATCGTCACTGCCGCATGTTTCACCGGCAGCTGAGCCGCCGTACCTGGCTGTACACGGAGATGGTGACCACAGGTGCGCTGCTGCATGGCGATGTAGCTCGCCACCTGGACTTCAACGCCACCGAGCAGCCTGTTGCGCTGCAACTCGGGGGTAGCGAGCCCGCCGATCTCGCCGCAGCGGCGAAGCTGGGCGAGCAGTGGGGCTATGTCGAAGTCAATCTCAACTGCGGATGCCCTTCCGAGCGCGTCCAGAGGGGCGCGTTCGGCGCGTGCCTGATGGCGGAGCCGGAACTGGTGGCGGATTGCGTGAAGGCGATGCGCGACGCAGTATCGATCCCGGTGACCGTCAAGCATCGTATTGGTATTGACACGATCGAGCACTACGATTTCGTCCGAGACTTCGTCGGTAGCGTGGCCGATGCGGGATGCCAGACCTTTATCGTGCATGCGCGTAATGCGATCCTGAAAGGGTTGAGCCCAAAGGAGAATCGCGAGATCCCGCCGCTGCGTTATGAGGTCGCTTACCAGCTCAAGCGGGAGTTCCCGCAACTGGAAATCCTGATTAATGGCGGCATCGTCACGCATGATGAGATGGACGAGCATCTGGCGCATGTGGACGGCGTCATGATCGGGCGCGAGGCTTACCACCAGCCGTATGTACTGGCAGAGATGGATACCCGTTTCTACGGCGCACAGACGCCCGTGCCGTCACGACTGGAGGTTGAGCTGGCAATGCAGCGCTACATCGGCGATCTGGTCGAACAGGGCGGCTATATGGGAGCGGTTACGCGTCATATGCTGGGCTTGCATAGGGGTATCCACGGTGGCCGTGGCTGGCGGCGGGTCTTGTCGGATGCTCGCCGCATGCATGCAGTGCGTACGCGCGCTGCAGTCGATGCGTTGTTTGAGGAGGCGCGCGCGCATCTGGGGAAGGGCAGCGAGCTATCCCGCGAAGTGGCATGAGTTTGCGCAGCCTATCCAGGTCAGTTGCCTGGATGCCCTGGGTAATGCGGCTTTCGGGCGGCTGGCCCTGCGCAGATTGGAGCGATTCCTCTAACTTCGAATCCCCTTTTTATGCTCGTGTACTAAGAGGGGCCGCTACGCGCACTTGATCGCCGCAACGGACAGATTTCCCGCCATGGCAAAGGGATTCCCCTAATTAGTCAAGCGGCCGCAACTTCTTACACTGTGCCTGCCCTCGAATACAGGGTTTTCTTCAACTGATTGTTAAGCCCGCCTTGTGCGGGCTTTTTTTTACCATGGCTGCGACGCGGGTTTGTATGCCGCCCTGCGTACAAGAGCCTGATTTTGTAGATTTGCTTCGGTTTACCCGGATAGTACGAATAGCAAATGACAGATAGATTACCGAGGCCTTCAGGGCAATTGAGATCGCTAATTTAAGAGCCCGCGCAGCGGGCTCTTTTTTTGTCTGTCCGCCCTCGCTCCGGAGCGGTCGCGCGCGTCGCGCTATTTCTCACTGGTGCGTGAGATGCCGACGTCAACGACGCCGTAGGCGGTAATGCTTGATTCCCGGCCTTCATTGCTCTGACTGGCGCATCCGCCCAGAATTGCCAGCAGCGTGCAGCTTGTCAGTAGTCCCCACAAGGTTTTCTTCATGCTCCCTTCCAATATGGCCGTGGAACCGGCGGTCATTATTGGGTGCCTGGCATCAGTTTTGGTTCCTTTGCAGCCTGTTGCGGTTGTCGGCAGGCGAGGAGCAGGGCGCGTGGAGAAGCCGGCGGGGGAGGGTGACGCGCAGGCTGGAAGAAGGGTGGGCCTGGCACGGTAGGACGCCTCGCTCAACCTACGACAAATCTGTGCAGCAGCAATGCGGCAATGGCGGGGCAGGCCAGGACCAGGCCACCCAGAGCCGGGAATCGCTGTGACCACATGCCGATCAGGGCTGGGATCGCGGCCACTGGGCCAAGGATATGTATCAGCAAGGACAACAGGGTGTCGGGCTGGCCGCCACTAGCGGCTTGCGGCAATTCGCTGCCACCAGGCTGGCCGAAGAGTCCATATGCGCTGCCGAGCAACAGCACGACGAGGCAAAGCGTGGCAACCAGCTTAAGGGTGAGTTTGGTGCTTGAGGTCCGCATCGCGGTTCTTTCCACTTGGATTGAAAGCGCCTTCGCCTGATGGAACGGCGCATGGGCACATGTCTAGGATGTTGTGAAAATAGCGCAAACTGCACCTAATCCAACTGAGATTTTTCTAAGTCAGAATTAAGTCAAGGTGTGACGCATGGTGGTGCGTATGGCTGCGGTGGGGTGAGACGCTGCGCGTTCTACGCGCTTTGTTCGCACTCCACCGCGCTCTAGCATGGAGGTGTCACGACTGCATTGCATCGGCGCGAAGAGATTGACATCGGACAGCGCGCCACGGATGTAGATTGTCCTGCCGAGGAATTTGCCGCCGCGGGGATAGTCGGCCCGAGTCATGGAGGCGATGCTCAAGATGCGTAAGCTAGACATCGCCGTGTTGAGGCGGGCGTACGAGCAGGACTAAGTCAGTCGCGCCATATCGGAAGGGCGGGGAATGATTGCATGTCGACCGCGCGTGGCATTGCACCAATGGAAGTTGTCTGTGGAAAAGGTGGCTCATAAGTATCTTATTTGTTACTGCAGGGTTCATTTCAGAAAACGCTTGCCATGGCCGAGGG